CTCTCCATACTAACATTGGCGGAAGGCAGAAGAGTCGAACTCCATCCGCGATTAGGCAGAACCTGGTTTTCAAGGCCAGTCGCAGGACCATCCCCGCTGCATTACCTTCCTTATCTTGGTGCTACCTGTAGGAATCGAACCTACTTCAACGGTTCTTCAAACCGCCGCTATGACCACATCAGCTAAAGTAGCATGGTACCGCTTGCTGGTTACGATCCAGCTACCCCCACCTTATCAAGATGGTGCTCTACCAATTGAGCTAAAGCGGCATATTGGTGGAGGTGACAGGACTCGAACCCGCTACCTACTGCTTGCAAAGCAGCCGCTCTCCCAGCTGAGCTACACCCCCATATTGGTCTCCCTACTAGGATTCGAACCTAGACCACACGGCCCCAAACCGTGTACGCAACCTGATAACGCTTTAGAGAGATAAATTATTTCTTTGTCTTGTCTAACTTAGGATCTTCCTGTGTTACTTCTTCCCTACTAACATACATTGGAAAGAAGTCCCAACCAAAACTTTTCCAGTATTTGTGGATGATGTTATTAATAACAACTGCTGCTATCACTATAACGACAAATCCAAGTGCTGTCAAAATTGTGCCAGCTAAAAATACTGCTGCTTGATCAATATCCATATACATCCTAGTTAATTAAAATGGTGGAGGTCCACGGAGTCGAACCGCGAATGTTTACCACGAGGGGACGGATTTACAGTCCGCCGATGCACACACCATAGCATCAAGACCTCCAAAATACAAAACATGGCTCCAGAGGCAGGGATCGAACCTACGACCAATTGATTAACAGTCAACTGCACTACCGCTGTGCTACTCTGGAATAAAACTGGTGCCCCAAGAGAGACTCGAACTCTCAAAATTTGGCTTCTAAGACCAACACGTATACCAATTCCGTCATCGGGGCTTTTCTTTTGGTTGCGGGACCTGGAATCGAACCAAGATCTGAAGCTTATGAGACTTCTGAATTACCGTTACTCTATCCCGCGATAAACTTGGCGGCCTTAGGGGGTAACGATCCCCACTCTTCGACAGTGACAGTGTCGTGTGCGTCCATGAACACTTTAAGGCCTAATTTCTCTATGGTGCCCCCTGTCCGACTCGAACAGACCACCTACTGATTACAAATCAGTTGCTCTACCAGATGAGCTAAGGGGGCATGGAGCGGGATAGCGGAATCGAACCGCTGACATCAACTTGGAAGGATGAGGTAATACCATTTTACGAATCCCGCATGTTTACATTTTACTATGAAGACTCGTTAAAGTCAACACCATATAGGAACTCTCTGTAGTGCTTGAATCTGTGGTGGCCCCGCTCTTCCTGGTGGTCCTACATCGTTCTGCAGAATAAACGTAGGTGGCCATACTCCAGTGTAGCCACTCAGAGAGTTTTTATATGGTACTCGGTGGGGGAATCGAACCCCTCCTTCCCGCCGTGAAAGGGCGGTGTCCTAACCGATAGACGAACCGAGCACAGTGATCCAAATTGTAAAAGAACAAGGTTTTTACTAAAACTACGTTCATTATATACGAACGTCAAAAAAAGGTCAACATAAAGAAAAACCCCCGAGAGCTTACACTTTCGGGGGTCCTTAAATTAGATTCTAGTTGTAGAGTTACACTATTATCCTTTTAGACCCCCTGCGCAAATACTAGGCGCAAACGCATCCCATGAGCCACGATTGTGCTCTAGTGATGTATCTGGCTGCGTATAGCCACATAAGGATAAGGATAAATGTTTCATTTCTCTTTTTCTAAAATTCTTACTGTTCATGTATTATATATGTTAATTGCATTAATGTCAACTGCTTTTATCAAATATTTTCAATAAATTTTATTTTAACACCAGCTTCACTAAACATTTGTAATGATACATCTAAATTATTATGAGTACGATCCAAGTCAGGATGAGTAGTAATTACTTCTTTAATCCCTTTTTGAATAATTCCTTTAGCACATTCGTTGCAAGGAAATAGAGTGCTGTATAAAGTCGCTCCCTTCACATCAACGAATGCATTATCAAGTGCGTTGCGTTCAGCGTGGGATACAAACTTGTATTTCGTCTCTTTATCTTTATAACGATCGAGCTTGTCTTCTACACCTCGAGGAAAACCATTAAACCCTAAACTGAGTACTTGTTTATCATCATTGACAATGCAAGCGCCGACCTGAGTGGATGGATCTTGCGACCAATCAGATACGTGTTGGGCTAATTGAAAGAAGCGTCTGTGCCATTTGTATTCCATGAATTAATTATAACACCAATTGGAATAAAATACAACTACTTCTTACGACCGATATTGTATTTGGTGACGAGTTCCCACTCATCCTTCTCTTTATATGCCAATACTTTTATTTGCGAGAGAGGTGCAACGGGTTCTTTACTTTTGACTGGATCGAGGAGAGTCACTAAGCCCCACTCTGCCATTAAGTTGGCAATCGTGTTTCTACGAGACACATCATCTTCCGATATGTTGGTTGGTTTACCATCTAAGGCAAACAATTCTTTGAAATGCACAATGTAATACCTACCCTGCTTATGCAAGATATGGCATGACTGAAACAGTTTTTGATCTTTTTTAGAAGCTACGCCTATCCGTGTTAACGTTTCACGGACTTTTAAAAAATCATCTTCATTTGTTAATTTCACTTCGACAAAGCTATCGAGCAATATCATCCTGAACTCCACTTTGTAATGTTGTTTTTATCATGGATAGTTGTTCATTAGACAGTAATGGTAAGACCTGCTTAGCTTTATCAACACCGTAGGAGAAGTATTGCATAACAAGTTGGAGATCACCGTCTTCCTTTTTCGCCCATTTTGAGAATCTTTTCCCCGGACGAATAGTATTTAGGAGATAGTGGAATTGGGGTTTGTTATCTAAAATCCTGTGTATATTCATATGGTTAGCATACATGATAGTATCAGGAAAATAAGATAAGGCTCGATTAACGACAAAAGGGACGTAGCCACTCTCTGCCAGCTCATCGTTTTCAGTACCAGTCATAAGATCTTTCTTAGACTGACTATTGATAGCATTTACAAAATCAAACGGGTTCATTGTGTGAGCATTCTTATCAAACCAAACATATCTATGCTTGTTAGCAGAAGGTAGTTAGCGAGCATACCAAAACTTTTACGAGTGTAAGCAGCCCAAGCGTACAAAGCGCACCCAGTAATCCAAACAGGATATAATGCAAGAAGGGGTGGGTTCGGTACTGTAACAGCCATGGTGATAGCACATCCAATACTAATAGCCCAAGCAAGCAGCTCCACATAAAAACGTAGAGGATAAGTTCTGTGGTCATCTTTAATCCATTCGAACGTAGGTTTTAGTAGATCATTCATTCAATTGCTCGAACATATCTTCGAGTCCCGCTAAGCATGTTGGACAAAAGGCAACCGGTAGTATCCCAAGGTTACCCTCTATACCCCCCTCACCCGCAATGTCGAAATCGCATCGACAGATTGTGCATTCGATTATGTCGTTAGTACTCGTTTCCATTGATCTTTCATCTTTAAGTATAGTTCACCATCAGGACCTACTACCATTTTAACAGATACTTCATTCTCTGTACCAGGAACAAATTGCTTGTTCTTGCCGCCAATGTTCACACCACCGTTAGCATTGATCTGTAAGAATGATGCTGAGCTTCCAGTAGTCCAATTAGAAACGAGCACCGATCCATCACTACAAAACCGCATCCGCTCAACTGGTGAAGGTGGAGGTGGTGGAGCAATCTCACCATACGTATGTGTTAGCTGTAGATGATTAGTCGCTTGTTCTTCGATTAAGGAAATAATGGCTGGATCAATGGCTTCGCCAACATTAGCGCTAGTAGGAACAGGTACCACGCTGTTACCCAACTGGGGAGCTGCACTCTCCGCACGCACAACAGCAGCGCCTGCAAGCATAGCAGAAAACAAACCGAAGCCCTTAACAAATCCTCTACGACCATTTTGAATCTCCATAATATAACTCCTTACATAATATATTTGTACTTCATACCAACTCTTCGAGTATACCTAATCCCTCAGCAAGAATCAATAAAAATCCTGCAAAGAATAGGTTGCCCATAATTAAACAGCCACCAGCTCCAATTCTGACAATGCTCTTAACAAGGCTAACATAAAAATGTCCCTTGCTTGTATCTTTAGGTTGCAATTCAATCATTTAAATTCACACTCCACCATAACTTCGGTTAAGAACGCCACCATATTAATTTCACTATCAGCAACAAACGCTTGCTTGTATTGATATTCAGCAAGTAGTAACACGAGCTGAGGGATTGCAGATGGTTTCATGCATTCTGATGCACTATCATAAAACTTCCGAAACAAGACAACAGGATCGGTATCTAAGTTCTCGCCTACCCACTTACGTACATTAGTAAAGTCTTTCGTCTTCATAAAGCTAATCAGCTCCTTTAAAGACGTTTCCTGCACGTTTACGAGGATACCACTATCAATCTTACCAGTGGCACCATAACGCTGTAGTTCATTCAATGTACGGCGGAAATCAGGGAAGTGTCTTTCAATGACAGCGGCGACAGCTTTAGGCTCTGCTTCTACATTCTCTTGTTCGAGTATATTAAGGACGCGCTTAAAGAAATTAGCAGCAAGCTTCGGTTTATCTTTATTAGGGATCTTAAATTCAATTACACTACAGCGACTGTGTAGTGGTTCGATAATTCTATTACGGAAGTTGCAAGTAAGAATGAATCCACAGTTCTTACTAAACTCCTCCATGAAGTTACGAAGAGCAGGCTGTGTAGAGTTTGGATTGAGATAGTCAGCCTCATCGAGGATAACGTACTTACGGCCACCCGATAAGGATACACTAGAAGCAAAGTTGGAAATATCATTACGGAGTGTATCAATGTTGCCATTCATACTACCGTTGATTATAATATAATCGCAACCAAGCTCTTCAAGCATTGCTCGAGCAACAGTCGTCTTACCAGTACCAGCACGGCCGGTCAATAATAAGTTAGGAACAACCTTATCATCAACAAATTGCTGGAATGTTTCTTTCAGATCTGCCGATAAGACAGTATCTTGTATAGTCTTAGGCCTATACTTTTCCACCCACAGAAAGTGGTCGTTCATCATATAAATTCCTCATGTTGATTAAGAGTTGAGAAGTCTCTTTAATCTCTCAATTGTTTCCTGTAATTCTTTTACAGTTTTCTCATTTTGTTCAAAACGCTGGAGTTGGCCGATCAGTTCTTCCAACTCGTATATTTCATCCAGCACTTTTTGATT